CGGAGTGGGCGGCCTATTGCTGGCTAGGATACCAGAGGAGATTGCGCTTCAAATCGATGCTTATTATAAAAAGCAAAACGATGCAAAAGAAGAAGCAGTAGAGAACAATCTTATGAAGGAACAGCATCCAAGTATGAAATTCCAAAAGGAATCTAATACTCGTGTAACTTTTGGTGGTACAAAGAAATAGTCTTATAACAATTTCTACGTCCAACAAAATAAATTAAACCGTACTGGAGGCCCTTCGGGGCAGGTACATAAAAAGGAAAACAAATATGGCAAACGCAAACACAGCGGGCTATGGATGCAGACAGGCTATGACAGTTGGAAATACTCCAGCTACAGGTGGCCAATCTGAATTTGTAGTTCAAGGCGGAGGTAGCCCAGGGGCTACTAAAGCTATTTTTAAAGGTGCTCCCGTAGCAATGCAAACTGCAGCAGGTGGAGCTGGAACTCTTGGATATATTCAAGATCAAACAGCTGCCCTAATGACAGATGGTATTGTTGGTGGGAATACTTGGGCACACAACACAGCTAACACTAACAAAAGTTTAGGTGTTTTCAATGGCGCAACTTTTATTGACGCAAACGGAAAACCAACTTGGACTAATGGTCTAGCAGCAGCTCAAACTTCTTCTGTAGATTACAATACAGGTAGTGATGATATCACTGCTTTTGTAAATACTAATCCACAACAAGAATATGTAGCTAGAGCAGACGCATCGTTAACTATAGCTAGTTTCAATACATTGACTAACACAGGCTTCAACTTAAATGACGCTGGAGCAGGTAAAGATGGTCAATCAGATTGTACACTAGATATAAGTGCAGTTGCGACTACTGGTGTAGCAAACTATATGTGGAAACTTGTAAGATCAGCAGACATTGAAAATCAAGATGATTTAAGTGCAGCTGGTGCAGATATTGTTATCTCTTACAACCCACAAGCAAATCAATACTTAGCATAGTCATAGAATAGGAGAATAAAAAATGGCAATATCAAGAGCACAACTAGTTAAAGAACTAGAGCCAGGTTTGAATGCACTATTCGGACTTGAGTACAAACAATACGGCGAGCAGTGGACTGAAATTTTCGACACTGAATCATCTGACAGAGCTTTCGAAGAGGAAGTAATGTTAGCTGGTTTTGCAAACGCGGCAGTTAAACCTGAAGGTCAAGGGGTTGGCTACGACGATGCACAAGAAACTTTCACAGCTCGTTACACTAACGAAACGATTGCATTAGCATTCGCTATCACAGAAGAAGCTATCGAAGATAACTTGTATGACAGACTTGCGTCTAGATATACAAAAGCTTTAGCAAGATCTATGGCGTCTACTAAGAATATCAAAGGCGCAGCGGTATTAAACAACGCGTTTGACAACACTTTTGTTGGCGGTGATGGAGTAGAACTTTGTTCTGCTGTTCACCCTACATTAGCTGGTACATTTTCAAACGAGTTAGCAACACCTGCTGAACTTAACGAAACATCTTTAGAGCAGTCATTAATTGACATCGCAGCTCTTACAGATGAAAGAGGCCTAAAAATTGCAGCGCAAGGAGTTAAATTAGTAATTCCTTCAGCTCTTCAATTTACTGCTGACAGACTTATGAATTCTGCAGGCAGAACGGGTACAGCTGATAATGATATCAACGCTATCAAGAATATGGGAATGATTTCTGGTGGATACACTGTAAATAATTACCTGACTGCAGCGAAGAAGTTTTTCATTAAAACTGATGTTCCTAACGGTCTTAAACATTTCAACAGATCACCTATCAAAACTTCAATGGAAGGTGACTTTGATACAGGTAACGTTAGATACAAAGCGAGAGAAAGATATGTATTTGGATTTTCTGATCCAAGAGGTATCTTTGGTTCAAACGCAACGTAATCAATAAAATTTAAGGGCCGAACACAATTCGGCCCTTTTATTAAAATAAGGTGAAAAAATGAAGAAATTCCTAGTAAATATATGGGCTTATGACTACCACGGAAAATTTGAAGTGGAAGCAGAAGATAATCCAACCTCATTGGAAAAAGCAATAGTTGACAAACTAGGACAAAATGATATTATGTGGGAAACAACGGGAATGTTTGGTCCGTTAAACAGAATAACCTATGAGGAGGTTACCTATGATACAAGACCTATACAAACGAAAAAGGTCCTTGGAGTTGAAGTGGGAACAGGAGCATCTATCTAACGGTAGATATACTCTTGAAATGGTTAGAATTGATGACAAAGTTAAACAAGTCATTACAGAAATCAAACTAGAAGAAGCAGCCATTGCTCACAAACAAAATACCGTAGAAGGTATTGCTCCACAAGTTTCTGTAGCTACTTAATACAAAAGCTACATCGTAAAAACTTCATTTACACTACAGGCTCTCTTGCGCTCTACTTAAATGTATTGTATAAAAGATACACTATACACAATATAACAATTATTAAATGTAGACGCGTATAGTCGACTTCCCTAGGGACTACGTTTAAAATATCTAGGAGGATATTAATATGGCAAATACAACATTTACAGGAAATGTAAGAGCGAACGGAGATGGTTCTAGAAATACTAGAGCTGGAAGTATGCAAATGGTTGCAACTTTTCACGTTCCTAATACTAACGCAGCAGCAGGAACTGCTTGTCAAGTATCAGCAACTGATACATCAGCAGTAGTTTTACCTAACAATTGTATCGTTGATAAAATTGTTTTTAAAGGTGAAGGTGCAGGTGGTGCGGTAATCGATATCGGTTATGCAGACATTTCAACTGGTGCAGCATTGGTTAACACTGATGGTTTTGCAGATAACATTCCATCTGATGGTTATACTACTCACACTTTACCAACAACTGTTTTACCTGGTGCTATTTTAGAAAATAATGCAGCAGCAGCAGGATCTGGTGTTGATATGGGTATTGTAGCTATGACTCAACAAGTTCAACTTGTTGCAGGAGTTGCAGCAGGTGGTGGAGCTGGAACTATGACTGGTTCAGTTTACTACCACATCAATGACGCTGGAAACGAATCTGCGTAATTAATTAATTAAGTGTGGGCTTCGGCCCACACAAAATTTAAGGAGAAAATATGTCAGGATATACAAGTGATCAACTAGTAGCCCACGCGACAGCAGATGGACAATTAGTTCCAGCAACACAAAGAGCAAGAATAACTTCTATTCAAGCTGGAGGTGCGGCTAGTTCTAGTATAAAACTTTACAATGGAACAGGAACTGGAGCAGGGAATGTTTTAATAGCTACATATATTTTTGGAACTGAAGGACTAGAAGTTTATGTACCAGGTTCAGGAATTTTATTTGACGCTGGAGTTTATTTAGATTTAACTAACACACCAGGCGTAACTATTACGTTTACGTAGGAGTAAAATTGTGGCTACAATAACTTATAAAGTAACCGTAGCAACGGGGACTAACAAATACGGTACCGGTAATAAATATTATATTAACGGAGAGGCTAATGTTGTCTTGTATTTACAAGAAGGCAATACTTATATCTTTGACACTTCTGATAGCACTAATAACACTCACATTTTTGCATTTTCTACAAATCCTAATAATAGTCCGGCAGCTCCTTACACAACAGGTGTAACTACTACAGGAGTATCTGGACAAGCTGGATCAAATACAACAATAATTGTTGCACCAGTCAGAACTACGGGCGCACCTTTATTATTTTATTACTGTACTGCTCATCCAGGTATGGGTAATACTGCACAAACTATTTCTCCAACTTCTGAAGCTACAGAATTTAATCCACAAATAGATGATATTATAGAAGAAGCATTTGAAAGAACTGGTGTTAGAGGAACTAGAACAGGCTATCAATTAAGATCTGCAAGAAGATCATTAAATATACTGTTTCAAGAATGGGGTAATAGAGGTGTTCATTTATGGAAAGTAAAATTAGCAAAAATACCTTTAGTATTAGGACAAGCAGAATATAATTATGCAAGTGATTCAACAAATTTTCCAGATGACATAAGTGATATATTAGAAGGTTATTACAGAAATAATACAACTACAACAGCGCCAGTAGATGTTGCACTTACAAAAATTGATAGATCAACATATTCTCAAACACCAAATAAATTAGCACAAGGAACTCCTTCACAATATTATGTAGAAAGAAAATTAAATCCTAGTATATTTTTATATACAACACCAAGTTCAAGCGTGTCTGATACAACTACACCAAGTAAATTTCAATTTTGTTTTTATTATTTATCTAAAATTCAAGATGTCGGAGCATATACAAATACTTCTGATGTCGTAAATAGATTCTATCCTTGTATGATGTCTGGATTAGCTTATTATTTAAGTCAAAAATATTCACCAGATAGAAGTCAAGAATTAGAACGAAGATATGAAAGTGAATTATTAAGAGCACTTGATGCAGACAATCAAGGTACATCTACTTTCATTTCACCACAAACATTTTATGGAGATGGAGTATAATGGGTAAGTACGCATCAGGTAAATACGCTTTAGCAATTTCTGATAGATCAGGAATGGCATTTCCTTATGATGAAATGGTTAGAGAATGGAATGGATCTTTAGTTCATTACTCAGAGTTTGAAGCAAAGCAACCACAACTTGAACCAAAACCAGTTGGTTCTGATCCACAAGCTTTATATAATCCAAGACCACAACCAGCATCAAAAGTAAGTTTAATATTATTAAACCCTAATCCATTTACATCTATTATTTATGGTGGCACAACTTATGTAAATGTTTTTTCAGAAGATCATCAAAGAAGTGCTGGTGATGTTGTAAGATTTAGAGGACCTCCTGTAGTAATTTCTGCTGGACCAGGTGGTGCAGATGAAGCAGATTTAAAAAATTTACAATCGTTCGCAACTATTCCTACGTTTGATAACGTAAGTGATTTAAATAATGCAAATGGTTTTACAATTGCTTTAGGTCAAATAGATTCAGCAGGAAATGTTACAGGTGCAACTACAACTGATTCACTAACAACTCCAATAAATTATTTTTATATAACTAGCACTAGTAATGCAACAACAGGTAATGTAAAGGGCGGTGGAGCAAACTGTTCAGCAGGACCAGTAACACTTGAGGTAGTAAACGGATAATGGCATACACTTTAGATAATTTAAGAACTGATATTAGAAACTATACAGAAGTAAGTAGTAATGTTTTATCTGATTCTGTTTTAGAAAGAATAATTAAAAATGCAGAATTAAAAATACATAGAGCAATTGATACTGATCAAAGTGTATTTTACGCAACATCAAATTTAATTATAGGTAATAGATATGTAACTATTCCCGCTGATTTAAGATTTATAAGATATGTACAATTAAAAGATGCAGCAGGAAATCAGTACTATTTAGAACAAAGGGACACTAGTTTTATGGCTGAATATTATGAAACACCTGGAACCCAAGCAGTAGATATTCCTAAATATTATGCTAACTGGGACGAAGAATTTTGGGTAGTAGCTCCAACGCCTGATAAAACTTATGATATTACACTAGCTTATGACAAAGAACCTGCAACAATTACGACAGATACAACAGGGACTTATTTATCAAATAAATATTCAGATTTACTTTTATATGCTTGTCTAGTAAATACATATGGGTACTTGAAAGGACCGCAGGATATGTTACAATACTATCAAGCAGCATATAATGAAGCTTTAGAAACGTACGCTCTCGAACAAATCGGGAATAGACGCAGAGACGAATATCAAGATGGTGAAGTTCGGGCTCAACTTAATGTTAAATCACCGTCAAGTAATTAAGGAGATAAAAAAATATGGCAAACGTAGTACCTTACTCATTCGGACAAGAATTGTTAAAAGGAACACATAACTTTACAGCTAACACTATTAAACTAGCTTTGTATACTGCTAATCCTTACACTACAGCAAGCACAGCTTATAGTTCAGGATCCGCTAACCAAGTTAGTGGAACAGGATATACAACTGGTGGAAATACATTAGGAAGTCCAGTTGTTGCAAACCAAACAAGTGTTGCAACTTTGACTTTTGCGCAATCGCAATGGACATCAGCAACTTTTGGTGCAGCTTTTGGAGTTATATATAATAATTCGCAGAGTGATAAGTTAGTCGTTGTTTTAGATTTTGGTGGAACAAAATCTTGTTCAAACGGAACATTTACAATAACGTTCCCAAGTACAAGTTCAGGTACACCGGCTGGAACAGATTCGCTTATTAGTATAAGTTCGTAATAGGAGAATAAAATGGCTTTGGTTATAAATGACAGAGTAAAAGAAAACAGTACAACATCTGGTACAGGTAATATTACACTTGCGGGTGTAGCAGCTGGACAAGGTAATGTAACTTTTAATAGTGGTATTGGAACTCCCAATACGACTTACTATTGTATTTTTGAACAAGGCACAAATACGTTTGAAATAGGTTTAGGAACTTTATCAGGTTCAACAACTTTGGAGAGAACAACAGTTATTAATAACTCTTCGGGCAATACATCTAAAATAAGTTTTACAGGCGGAACTCTAGATGTATTTTGTACAATGCCTGCAGCAAAAACGGTTTATCTCGATGCGTCGGGCACACCAGTAGGAGCAGCTTCAGCAGGTTTTGCACTTGCAATGGCTGTAGCATTATAAATAGGAAAAAAATATGGCACAAGATTTTAGAAACGTACTAGTTAGAACAATTGGAACAGGTGATACTACTTTATTAGCAGCTGGAAATTATGATGCAGTTATTGGTATTAGATGTTGTAATATTTTAACATCAACAATTGCAATTGATGTTAAAATTGCTAAAGGCGGAGCTGATTACTTTTTAGCAAAAGGAGTTAGTATTCCACCAAATTCTGCTATTGAATTAATTCAAGGCGGAGCTAAAATTGTTTTAGATAATACAAATACTTTGGAAGCAGTTTCAGATACAGCTAGTAGCTTAGATGTAACTCTTTCGTATATAGACACAATTAGTTCTTAGGAGGAATTATGACGGCAATAGTAAATGGAATCCAATACATTGGAGGTCAAACATCTCCAGATGAATTTATAAAAAATCAAGCAGGTACAATTGATGGTACACAAACTGTTGAGAACGGTGTTCTCGCAGGACCAATAACTGTGCCTGGAACAATAACAGTAACAGGAGTATTAGTAATTGTCTAAAATAGAAGTAGATGCAATAACAGAACAATCAGGATCAACACTTACAACAGGTGGTGGAGCAGGTAAAACTGTTGTTGTAGATGCAAGTACTGTAACTTTAGGTAGATGTGGTGGAACTGTAGCTTTAGCATCAGGCGCATCACAGACAGGTTTTGGTAGAAATGGATCTGTTAATTGGCAAACAGGTTCAATTAAAACTACAGGATTTACAGCAGCAAACGGAGAAGGATATTTTTGTAATACAAGTGGTGCAGCTTTTACAGTAACTTTACCTAGTTCACCATCGGCGGGAGATATCGTAGCTTTTGCTGATTACACAAGATCTTTTGGTGATAACAATTTAACAATAGGAAGAAATTCTCAACCAATAGGTGGTATTGCATCTGATGCAAAATTAACTGTAACTGGTCAAGCAGCTACATTTGTGTATGTTGATGGAACAGAAGGTTGGATTAATGTTCAAAACGCAGAAGATACTGAATCAGGTCTTAGTGATTATGTAATAGCATCAGGTGGAACAGTAACAACTTGTGGAGATCATAAAATTCATCAATTTACTGGTCCAGGAACTTTTGCTATTTGTCAAGCTGGAACTCCATCTGGTTCAAATACTTTAGATTATCTTGTTGTTGCTGGTGGTGGTTCAGGATTTGCTTCAGCTTTAGGTGGAGGTGGAGCAGGTGGTTTTAGAATGGCACCTGCTGGTTTATCTACACCAGTAATGGGAGGATCTGGTTCTTATCCAGTAACAATAGGTGCAGGTGGAGCTAAATGTGCTCAAAATCAAGGTTCAAATTCAATTTTTTCAAGTATAACTTCTGCTGGAGGTGGTGCTGGTGGAAACTCACCACCAAGTCAAGATCCAGATTTATCTGCAGGAGGATCAGGTGGAGCAATAGGTAGAGATGCTTTTTTAGCAGGTCGTACTTCTGCTAATAATGGTAATTTACCCCCTACGACTCCTTCTCAAGGAAATCCTGGGGGAGTTCACAATTATCCTACCGGAACTTCATCATCTGCTGGTGGAGGTGGACACGCTGGATCAGGAGCTGGTAATTCAGGACAAAATGCTGGATCAGGAGGAGCAGGCTCTCCAGCCGCCCCTGTTTTTGGTTCTGCACCAAAACCTTTTTATATTGCAAATGGTCCTGCAAATGGAGCATCTGCGTGTGGACAATTCGCTGGTGGTGGTGGAGGGGGAACTTATCCTCCAGCATCTAGTGGAGGCAACGGTGGAAGTGGTGGAGTAGGTGGTGGTGGAAATGGTGGTGGAGGTCCTACTTCTACAGTTTCTAATGCTGGAACTGCTAACACAGGCGGTGGCGGCGGTGGAAATTATGGACCACCTTGTGGCGCAGCCGGAGGATCTGGTATAGTATTAATAAGATATAAATTTCAAAATTAATTATGACAAGTAAAATTAAAGTAGATAATATAAATAAAGTTTCAGATGATTCAAACATCATTAAAAAATGTGGAACAACAGTAACTGTTGGAGCTGCTTCTGATGGTGTTAGAACTGGTGCAGATAATTTACAAGCAGCAGACGGTGGAAATTTAATTAGTCAATCTGGTACAACAATAACTTTAGGTGCTTCGGGCGATACTGTTACTTTAGCAAGTGGAGCCTCACAATCAGGTTTTGGTAGATCAGGATCTGTAAATTGGGTAACAACTCCAAAGACAGCAACTTTTACAGCAACATCTGGTGAAGGATATTTTTGTGATACAAGTAGCGGTGCATTTACTTTAAACTTACCATCATCACCAGCGGCAGGTGACATTGTAGCATTAAAAGATTACGCCGGTAGTTTTAGTGATAATAATTTAACAATAGGTAGAGGTGGATCAAATTTAAATGGAAACGCTGCAGACTCAGTTCAAAATACTAACTTTACAAGTTTAACTTTAGTTTATGTAGATTCAACAAAAGGTTGGATTCCAACTGAAGAAGGAACAGGTAATATTGGTTTTGTTGGTATGTCTGCAACAGGCGGCACAATTACTTGTCTTGGTAATTGTAAAATTCATACTTTTACGAGTCCTGGAACTTTTACAGTTAACTGCACAGCAGGAACTCCTGAAGCAAACACAGTATCTTATATGGTAGTAGGTGGTGGCGGTGGTTGGGGTCAAGGCTGGCAAGGAGCAGGTGGAGCAGGAGGATTTAGAGAATACAAAGGTCCTCTTACTTGTTATACAGCTTCACCATTAAATGGAAATCCAGGCGGAACAGCAATTACAGTAACACAACAAGGTTATCCAGTTACAATTGGAGCAGCTGGTGTAAACCGTCCACCTGGTTGTGGTAACGGAAATGGAACAGCAGGAAGTCCATCAACTTTTGGTCCTATTACATCTACTGGTGGTGGTTATGGTGGTGGAGCAGGAAATCCAGGAGGATCTGGAGGATCAGGTGGTGGTGCTGGTGGACCCAATCCAGGACCAAGTGGAGGAGCAGGTAACACTCCACCAGTTAGTCCATCTCAAGGTTTTCCAGGAGGAAATAAATCAGCTAATGGTTACGGAGCCGGAGGCGGCGGAGCAACATCAGCAGGAATTTGTACTGCTGGTGATTTTGGTGGTGGCGGTGATGGAGCCGGAACAGGTATTAATCCTGCACCAGGAGTAGGAACTCCAGGACCGTGTGGTTCTTTAAGATATTATGCAGGTGGAGCAGGCGGTGGTCCACAAGGAGCAGGAATAGGACAAGCTGGTGAAGGCGGCGGTGGAGCTCAAGCAGGAATTGTAATAATAAGATATAAAAGTAAATAATTATGAGTGAAGTAAAAGTAAATAAAATTAGTCCAAGAACAGCGTGTGGTACAGTCACATTAGGAGATAGTGGAGATACTATTACTATTCCTGCTGGTGTATCAATAACAAACTCTGGTACTGCATCAGGTTTTGGTGCAACAGGTGCTGCATCGTGGACTACAACAGTTAAGACAGGAGATTTTACAGCAACAGCTGGTGAAGGATATTTTGTAAATACAACTTCAGGAGAAGTTGATGTAACATTACCTGCAGGAAGTGCAGGAGCTGTAGTTGCAGTTAAAGATTATGCAAAAACTTGGGATACAAACAACTGTATATTAATTTCTAATGGTTCAGAAAAAATAGGTGGTTCAACTAACAACGCAATTTTATCAACAGAGGGTTTAGCTGTTACATTAGTTTATATAGATTCAACACAAGGTTGGTTAGTAACTGATGATGGTTTACAATCAAATGCAGATACCAATCCATATATACAAGCAACAGGGGGAACTGAAACAACATCTGGCAATTGTAAAATTCATACATTCACAGGACCAGGAACTTTTTGTGTTTCTAAAGCTGCAGTAGCTGCAGCAGATAATATAGTTTCTTACGTAGTTGTCGCTGGAGGCGGCGGTGGAGGAGTTGGTCCTGGTGGCTCTAATATGGGCGGCGGCGGAGGCGGCGGTGGATATAGAGAATTAATAAGTCCGAGCTCACCTTATTCAGGATCACCATTAAATGGTTATCCAACTCCCGGAAATAGAATTACAGTAACTGCTACTGGTTATCCTATTGCAGTTGGAGCTGGTGGAGCAGGAATTGGCCCATCTCCAGCGACAGGTAATAATGGTTCTAATTCTAGTTTTTCAACAATTATAGGAGCAGGTGGTGGAGGTGGAGGTCCAAGTGCAAATAATGGTGGCTCTGGTGGTGGTGGCGTAGCCCCTGGTGGTGGCGCTGGAACAGGAAATACACCTCCTGTTTCTCCAGCTCAAGGAACTAATGGAGGTACTGGTGGTAGTACAGCAGGAGGCGCTGGAGGAGGTGCAACGGCTGCAGGAAGTGCAGGTAGTGGAGCTGCAGGTGGAACTGGCGGTGTTGGTGCAACATCTTCTATTACTGCTTCACCAGTCGCAAGAGCTGGTGGCGGTGGAGGAAATGGAAGTAGCCCTGATGGAGCTGGAAGCCCTTGTGGTAGTGGTGCAGCCCCTGGAGGTACAGCAGCAGCGAATAGCGGTGGTGGAGCTGGTGGTTCACATAATCCATATACTACACAAGGTGCAGGTAGTGGTATAGTAATAATAAGATATAGATATCAATAATTAATATGTATTTACTAACTTTAAAAATTAATATATAAGGAGAATAATTATGGCACATTTTGCAAAACTAGGAGCTAACGGAAAAGTTATTCAAGTATTAACTTGTGATAATGAAGTAATGAAAGATGCTAATGGCAATGAAGTTGAAGCTAACGGACAACAGTGGTTAGAACAACATAACAACTGGCCTGCACAGATGTGGATTCAAACATCTTACAATACATCTAACAATACACATTCATCAGGTGATAACTCAAAAGCATTTAGAGGAAACTACGCAGGTATAGGTTATACTTGGGACGAGGATAACAATATTTTTTGGCCTAAAAAACCTTATGCATCTTGGGTACAAGATCTTACAAATGCAAATTGGAAATCACCAATCGGTGATGCTCCTGCATTAACTGCAGAACAAACTTCACAAAACGAAGCTGCTACTCATATGTGGCACTATGCTTGGAATGAAGCTAATCAATCTTGGGACTTGACAGACAATTTAGCATAGATTAAAAAAGGTGGTGGTATGCAGAAGAAAGTATTAACAGAACAATCATTATATTATGGTGATGTGGCGATGCCTAAAAATTGGGACATTGACCGAGATAAATTACAAAAAGACATTTTAAAATCACAAACTACAGATTCACCTTTTCCATTTTCACGAACATTCGATATGTTGAATACTTATATAAGAGATCATTTTGGTCTGCACTATGGCTCTACATTAATTCAAAAAGAAACGTGGGGAAATATGTATAAACCAAATGAAATTACAATTCCTTTATTAAATATAGATCCAGTAGATCTACGTAACTCTCCTGATTATACATTTCTTTATGGTGTTAACGTTAAAAATTGTAGTGTTAGAATACACTTTGAGGACAACAGACGTAAAGGAAGAAGTTGGGATATACCATTAACAAATAATAAATTTATAATGTTTCCATCAACGAATATGTATTACTTAACTAACAATCAAAAAGATAGTTTAAATTTTGTACAAACTATAACTTATGAATATATCTAGTTATCAAGTAAAACAAAATTTTATAGAAAAAGAAAAATTTAATTTTTTACAAAAAACTTTATTTGGTGATTTTCCTTGGTTTTATAGAGAAAAAATATTAAGCAATAAAAAAAACAATGATGGTTTTTATTTTGCACATATGTTTGCAAGACACAACGAACCTACGTCAACAGCTTTTGAATTACTTGAACCTATATTAAAAAAACTTAATGTTAAATACATACTTGAAATTAGAGCTAATTTAGTAATGAAAACAAAAACAAAAACATTTTCTGGTTTTCATATTGATATAGAAGAGTCTCCTATTAAAACACAAAAAACAGCTATTTTTTATCTTAACAATACTAATGGCTATACTGTTTTAGATCCTAAAAAGAAAATAAAAATTAAATCTAAAGCTAATCAAATGTTAATTTTTGACAGCAGTGTTCAACACGGAGCAGTTTTACAAACAGATAAAAAAAGGAGAATAGTTATTAATTTTAACTATAACTAATATGCACGATTTTATTGAAGAATATAATGTAGATTCTAAACTTTGTGACAAGTTTATAAAATATCATAAAGATAATAAAGAATACAAAGACACAGGTAGAGTTGGTGGCAAAATTGATGTAGCATCAAAAGACTCTACAGATGTTCTTTTTTTTAATCAATCACAAAATTCTTTTATGTTAGATTTTTTTAAATGTCTTACAAACAATATAAAAAGTTATCACAAAAAATATTTTTATAATCCAAATCACAACATACGAACTCACGTAACTCATCATATTCAACATTATCCTAAAGGTGGAGGATTTAAAGTTATTCACTATGAAAGAGATAGCTTGCATACTACTACAAGACAATTAGTTTATATGCTTTATTGTAATACTTTAAAAAAAGGTGGGACACATTTTCCATTTCAAGAAAAAACTTTAACTGCTAAGAAAGGTAAATTAATTATTTGGCCTTCAGATTTTACACACCCACACGTAGGAGTAATTTCTAAAACACAAGAAAAATATATTGTAACAGGATGGTTTGATATAGTATGAATTTAACTAATTATTATTGGTATTTTAGTGGTGTACTAACACCAAAGTTTTGTGATGATGTTATAGAATATGCTAACTCACAAAAAGAAGTTATGGCTAGAACTGGTGGTTATGGTGATAAAGAAAAATTAAATAAACAAGAAGTATTAGATTTAAAAAGAAAAAGAAACTCTGATTTAGTTTGGTTAAATGACACTTGGATATATAAAGAATTACATCCGTATGTTCATAAAGCAAATCAAATGGCTGGTTGGAATTTTGATTGGGAAAGATCTGAATCGTGTCAGTTTACAAAATACAAACACAATCAATATTATGATTGGCATTGTGATAGTTGGGATAAACCTTATGATAGAAAAGATCCCAATCATCCAGAACAGGGAAGAATTCGAAAACTATCTATGACTTGTCAGTTAACAGATGGTTCAGAATACAAAGGTGGTGAATTAGAATTTGATTTTAGAAACTATGATCCACATATGCGAGACGAATTAAAACATAGAATACAATGTAAAGAGATATTACCAAAAGGATCTATTATTGTATTTCCTAGTTTTGTGTGGCATAGAGTTAAACCAGTAACATCAGGCACAAGATATAGTCTTGTGGTATGGCATTTAGGGAGGCCTTTTA